CCTAGAGATCCTCTCTTGCGCCGTTATAATCGGAACAAGGAAGTGCTCGAGTTTATGAGAGCATCATGGGATGCAGTTCTTGTTGCATATCAGCAAGAACGCGCTTGGCAGAACAAAAAGTTCGGTACCTCCTTTCCTTTGAATTCGAAACGGATCCAAGGGTTAGAGAGATATAAGAACCAGTTGGTCTACCACCCGCTAGAAGCCGCGAAGCGGGCAAAGGACGCCGCCCAAGCATGTCGTGCTTGGTACTTTGGCGGGCCTAAGCCTACAGGGAGGCTCCTAGTATTTGAGGAGAAGATTCCTGCTATGATGGCATCATACATAGCAAGGGCTCTCCCACCTGCCCCCAAGAATCCGGACGGACTGCGGGATCTGATGTCAAGATTGACATCCGAACCTAAGCCAGAGCCGGACTACTGGAGGCCATTCCTTCGGGAGTATGTTCAGCGTTGGGGTCCCGTATTGGGTCCCAAGGAACTCTACACGATGCCGTCGGCCAATGCTGCTCTTGGTTATCCTAGGGCAGAAGGCGGGCATGTAGTAGGAGTTCAGCACCTTGTGCTGCTGGGCTACGCCCTGAAGAAGGTGAACCGGTCCAAAGGGTACTTGCCACTTGGCATGGACCCTGATGGCAGTTACCTGGAGTTACTCTCCCAATCTCTCCATCCCTCGTCAATAGTCAGAGGGAAGGCAGTTGGTGCTGAGTTCCTTTTCAGGCTGCCATGGGATGAACTCGAGAAGAGACTCCCTGGATGCGGTGAACACCTGCAAGACTATCTGAAGGTGGGGGTTCACTATGTCATGGAAAAGTTGACATGTGTTCCCATTCTCCCGATAGTTGCGGAGGAGAAAGGGTTGAAGACCAGGTACCCTACGTGCAGTATTACTGCCGTAAACCTAGTACAACAAATCCTTCGTCGGGTTGCGGACCATGTTATGATCCGCGACCCTAGGTTTTCGGAAGCTCTTGGAGGGGAACTCCGGATAGACATGCGCGGCGAGGACGGTCCCTGGGAATCCCAGGACTGCACTGCCGCAACTGATCTTCATCCGGAGTGGCTCACAAGAGGGTTTTACGAGGAATTAGCGAATCGCTACCCCTCACTTCAGCCTTACAGAAAATGGTTTCCCAAACTGTTTGGCTCGAAGAAAATCCTCAAGTGCAAGCCGGGACGCGTGGAATTCACGTCTCTCCTGACCAAGTATCCGAAGGCGCCTCTACTAGACGATGAGGGGCTGTGGCCCCAAATCAGTAGAGGCAGTGATGGCGAACCGTTGGGACATGCCAACATCATCCTCAAATTGTGGGATGAGTGGTTGGATGATATCAACGGCCTGCCTGGCACGATGACGACCACTGGGCAAATGATGGGGGATCCCACATCATTCCCCCCTTTAATGTTGGTTTCTCTGTGTTCCGCAGAGCAGACATTAAAGGAATACCCTTACACTCCAAAGGAGCGTAAGAGGTATTACAAAGGTCTTCGTCGTGATGATGCCAAACTGAAAGGGGTAGGGGACGATGCGATCCTACCCAGATGGTACAGAGCACGTCAGATAGCTTATTATAAGTATCTGATGGAGCTTTCCGCGTTATTATCGTGGAAAAAGTGCTTCAATCACCCCTCTAGAGGCCTCATTGGAGAGGTTCCTCTTCAGAACGGATTTGAAGTTCCTTTCTGGCCATCATCAGTTTTGGTGGCTCCTCCTGGTGGTTCCAAAGGGCAAGTAACCTGGGTTTCCCAGCCCACAGCCTTTGGCGGCGATCCCACTCGCCCCACCAGAACGATACCCAAGTTCTTTTGGAAGCTATCCCCGTTTTATTATACGTGGATGCTGGCCAAACGCTTAGGGTTGCCATTGGGTGCGTCAGAGGCGTATGGGGGCATCGATTTACCGATTGCCCCAAAACGGTCTTTGACTTCCAACGTCAAATGGCTTTCCTACCTTACTCAGCAGCCTAAAGAGGCGCTGATCATTGGGTTAGGACTTTCCCCGCTAGGGCGGTCAGGCCAGTCTTTACTGGACAGTTCCGCCTCTGGTTGGGTAAGAGAAGTTCTCCGTGCAGATTCCGAATGGAAATCTGAGGGCTTAGAACTTCTAAGCGATATGGCGTTGTCCGACTCCGCGGAACTACGTATATCTCTCAAAGAGGGATATCGAAAGTCAGTGAGTCGGGTTCGGTCCGTGGAGTTCTATTTTAGACCTCCCCCTGAATCGTTGGAACCGTCTGCTCCTTCCGTACGGATGAGCAGCCAGCGATTCAGGCGTAAAGTGGAAAAGGCAATTGTGCTAAATAGCAAATTGCAATTCGCCTCCACTGTACAGGACCTAGAGAGGAAGACCGCGGTCTACTTCTCTACTTCGGGAGGATTCCTTCCGGATCCCTGGGCAAAGCCCTCGAGCGTCTATGGACTAGAACGTTCGACAGAGGTCAGAGTGCGATGGAAAGCACCCTGGCTTCTGGGGATCGGATAGGTGTCTGCTGAGCTAAGCAACTCAGAAAACTGCCAGAGGGTCTACATGCAGTAATGTACGTAGGATCTGGTCCTTCCGGAAACGGTAGGTCGTC